ATTGCGTCGTTTTGAGAAACAGAAGCCCGGGGGGCGCATCGACCTTGCAGTGGCGCTCGCCATGGCGGTTGGGGCAGCGGTCGCGGGGCAAAGACCAACCTCTGGTTACATCACGGGGCGCCTGGTGGCCGCATGAACATCCTCGGGCTTGAGATCAACTGGACGCGCAAGTCCGCCGGCGCCGTCAGCATCGACACGATCATCCGCAGGCTCGAGGCGCTGCACGAGACTGCGTCTGGCGTGGCGGTGACTCCTGCCTCGGCAATGCGGTCACCAACCGTGCACGCCATCGTCACGGCCGTCTCGCGACGCATCGCGACGCTGCCCATCCACGTCTATGAGAAGACCGAGAGCAAAGGTCGAGCGCGCAAGGAACCGCTGCCGAGCCACCCCGTAGCTCGCCTACTGCGCAAACCGAACGACTGGCAAACTGCTACGGACTTCTGGGCTGATGCTGCAAGCACGCTGGTGCGTTGGGGCAACTTCTACGCGTTCAAGGGCCGCGGTCTTACGGGGCCCGTTCTGCGCATGCTGCCGCTCGATCCCGCCGCAGTGCAGGTCAAGCAGGACGATGAGACCCTCGAGGTCTCCTATGAGATCCAGCAAGCCCGCGGCGACCGTCGTACGTATCGATTGGGGCAGATGCTGCATGCACGTGGTGCTGCGCGCAACTTCCTTGTTGGCGACAGCCCGGTCATGGACGTGCGTGAGGCGATCGCCCTGGAGATTGCCGCTGAACAGATGGGTTCCTCGCTGTTCGGCAACGGCGCGATGCCCGGCGTGATCTTCAACCACGCGGTGGGCAGCGCTGGCTTCAAGACCGATGAGGAACGCAAGCAGTTCGTCGATGACTTTCACGCCGCCTACAACAAGCGCGGCCGCTTCCGGGCGATGTTGCTGCCCAAGGGCATCGAGGTCGGCACACCGATCGAGGTGCAGAACGAGAAGGCGCAGTTTCTCCAGACTCGGCAGTACCAGCGGACGGTGATCGCTGGCGCGTTCGGTGTCCCACCGCACCTGGTCGGTGACCTGTCCCGCGGCACTTACAACAACGTCGAACAGCAGAGCCTCGATTTCACCCTCAACGTGGTCCTGCCTTACGTGCGGGTCTTTGAGGCCGCGATGGAGCGTGACTTGCTGACGGACGACGACCGTCGGGCCGGCATCGTGATCCGCTTCAACCTCGAGGCTGCGCTGCGCGGCGACTTCAAATCGCGCCAGGAGGGCCTGAACATTCAGCGTCAGGCCGGTGTCATCAACGCCAACGAGTGGCGCGAGCACGAGGGTATGAATCCCATCTCCGAAGAGGATGGTGGCGAGGAATATTGGCGCCAGGGCCCGAGCGGACAGAGCGCCTCAACCGATCAGACCAATCAACCCGAAAGCGAGCCGGAGGTCCCTGAGCCCGCGAACGATGATGATGAGGGGAACGCGAATGCCGATGCTGCGTAAGCGCTTCGACGCCCATGTGGAGCGCCTGGACGCGCGTTTCTGTGAAGTCAAGCTTGCCGATACGGACGCGAAGACGGGCACGCTCTCCGGCTACGGCGCCTACTTCAAGAACCAGGATTTCTACGGCGACGTCATCGAACGCGGCGCGTTCGCGGAAACGCTCGAAGAATGGAAGGCGGCCGGCAAGCTGCCCCCCATGCTGTTGCAGCATGGCGGCGGGTTCATGGGCGGCGCCGACGACTTGGTTCCCATCGGCAAATGGGATTCGATGCGAGAGGATTCCAAGGGCTTGCGGGTCGAGGGCCGGCTGTTCGCCCTAAACACGGAACGCGGCCAATACCTGATCGAGGGGCTCAAAGAGGGCGTCCTCGACGGTCTCAGCATCGGCTTCCGGGTGCGTGAGTATAAGCGCGGTACCAAGCCGAGCGAGCCCGAGCGGACGCTGACCAACATCGATCTGGTCGAAGTGTCGATTGTCACTTTCCCGGCCAACCCAAAGGCCAGGGTCACCAGCGTGAAGACATTCACGCTGGATGAATTGCGCGAGTTGGAGGACAGCCTTCGCTATGAAGGCCTCTCGCGCGCGGACGCCAAGACGGCGATCTCGGTCTTCCGCAAGCTCCGGCGTGACGCCGGGGTACCGGGTTCCACGCATCGTGACGATGCCGTGCCGGAGCAAGCCGCCGATTGCGAGGCTCTCTCTGCAGCAAATGCGCTGATCGAGAAGCTCGTGGCCGGCTCCCTCCGTTACTGAAGATAGGAGACCTGTCCACCATGGACACGTCGATGACCGCTCTCACGAAGAGCATCAACAGCCTGGGCGCCGCTTTCGAGGCGTTCAAGGAGACGAACGACGAGCGCATCGGCGCGCTCGAGAAGGGTGACACCAGCAAGGCTGCCGAACTCGACTCTAAACTCGGCAAGATCGAGATCGACCTCGGCAAGCTCGGCAAGCTGAAGAGCGACATCGAGATCGAGATGCGCCAGCAGAAGGAGCGCATCGAAGAGCTCGAGTCCCGTCGGGACCAACCCGGCCGCACTGGGCCGGTCGACAAGCTGCGTTCCGAGTACAAGCAGACCTTCATCGACTGGATGCGGGCCAAGGGTTCGGACGCCACCCTGGAATCGAAGCTGCGGTCTCTGCAGGCCAAGGCTATCGAGATGAAGGACGTGACGATCGGCACCGCGGCCGCCGGCGGCTACGCCGTGCCGGAGGAGATCGCGCGGGAGATCGAGCGGCTCGAAAGGAAGCTCTCGCCGGTTCGCAGCCTCGTCAAGGTGGTCACCGTTGGGTCCAGCGACTACAAGGAGCTGGTTTCCATCGGCGGCGCCACCAGCGGGTGGATCGGTGAGACTGGTTCGCGTACCGCTACGGCGACGCCGCAGCTGCGCGAGCGGGCCCCGACGCACGGTGAGCTCTACGCCTACCCGCAAGCGTCGGAGTGGTCGCTGGATGACATCTTCTTCAACGTCGAGCAGTGGCTCGCCGAGGAAGTCGCCGAGTCGTTCGCGATCAACGAAGGCGATGCGGTCATCCGGGGCAACGGCACGAGCAAGCCCACCGGCATGCTCAACACCACCCCCGTGACCACTGCGGACTTCGCATCTCCGCTGCGCAACGCGGCCGCGTACCAGTACATCGCGTCGCCGTCCGTCCCGTCGCCGGCCGTGTACCAGATCTATCCCGACTACCTGATGGACCTGGTCTACACGCTCAACTCGAGCTATCGGACCGGGGCCACGTGGGTGATGAACTCGCTCACGACCGGCGCCATCCGGAAGCTGAAGGACAGCCAGGGTCAGTACCTCTGGGCCCCCGGTCTGCAGGCCGGCCAGCCGGATAGTCTGCTGGGCTACCCGGTCGCGACTTGGGAGCAGCTCGACGACATCGGCGCGAATGCCTTCCCGGTCGCGTTCGGCAACTTCCGCCGCGGCTATGTGCTCTCCGACCGCGTCGGTCTGCGCATCACCCGCGACAACATCACGAACCCCGGCTTCATCCGGTTCTACGTGCGTCGGCGTGAGGGCGGCACCGTCCTCAACAACGACGCGATCAAGTGGCTCCGCACCACAGCGTGATGTGATGCTGCTTGAAATCCTTGCCCCGTGGCGGTACGCGCCGCCACGGGGCGACGGTCGGACGCCGATGCTTCACGTTGGCGTCTACCGTGTGCCGCGGGACATCGATGTGGACCTTGCTGAGCGCGCAATCAGAGAGCGCGTGGGGGCGTGGATTGTCACGCCGCAAGTGCAGGTCGGATCCCGTCGCTGGGAAGGCGAGACAGTCATCGTCGTAGCGCCCGGGCCATCGCTTACGCCCGAAGTTGCCGAGCGGTGCCGTGGATACCGCACGATCGTGGTGCAGGACGCCTGGCGTCTCGTGCCGTGGGCCGATGCACTCTACGGGTGCGACCGGGCTTGGTGGCACCATCACAATGGCTGTCCTGACTTCGCCGGCGAGAAGTGGTCGACGCACGACACTGGCACCAACGACAAGCGCGAGGCCGCCAAGGCGTATGGTCTCAATCTGGTCAATGGCAAGAACGCCGAAGGGTTCTCCAAGGACCCTGCTGTGATCCACTACGGGTCGAATAGCGGATTCCAGGCTGTCAATCTCGCGATCGTCTGGGGTGCGAGGCGCATCATCCTCTTCGGATTTGACATGCGCGTGGTCGACGGCAAGCGCCACTTCTTCGGCGATCACCCGGCGCCGCTCAACAACCGCGCTGACTTCGCCTCCTTCCGGCGTCCATTCGAGAACGCAGCCAAGTCACTTCCGACCGGCGTCGAGATTATCAACGCCACGCCCGGGTCAGCGCTGACCTGCTATCCGATGATGAGTCTGGACGATGCTCTGTCCTCTACGCCTGGACATCGACCCATTGGAGTCGAGCCCGTTACCGATCAGCCTACAGCTGCTCAAGGATCATCTGGCGATCGACCACAGCGAGCTCGACGAGCTGATCACGCTCAATCTCGCCGCGGCAATCGCCGCGTTCGAGGCGCAGACGCACCGGACGGTTCTGCGCCGGACGCACCGGTGGGCGCTGGCTGAGTTTCCACGAACTCCCTACCAGCAGATCCGTCTGCCGCGCGGCAAGACGCGCGTCGTCAACAGCGGCGAATGCATTGTCGGCGGATCACCGCAGACGCTGATCGGTCCGTCCGGCAGCTCCCCGCCGGGTGATGACTTCCAAGAGGACCTGCGAGGAGAAGATGGCGGCACCATCATGCCCCCGCGTGGCGGCGCTTGGCCGAGCCCGGACAGGGATTGCCCGGCGCCCGTGACGATCACCTTTGATGCCGGCTGGGACGCCACTGAGATCCCGGCGGATATCATCCGGGCGATCATGTTCTGGGTGCGCACCGGGATTGACGACGATCGCGGATCGGTCGACCCCGCGAAGCTTGAGGCCAACCGCGCCACATTCGAGGCACTGGTGAGCTCCTACAGATTGAGCCGCTGGTACTGATGGCGAAGCACGCTCACGTCGTCGCCAACGAGCGCCTCGAGCATCAGGTGAGTTGGTGCAGGGCCTTCGCCGAAGGGCTTAGGCGTCACGGCTGGCAGGTCACCGTGTCCGGGGCGCCGGCGCCCAGCGACATGCTCGTGTTATGGGGCACGCGCTGTCAGGCCGCGATCGGCACGCAGAAGACCACCGGTGGGGAGGTCTGCATTCTGGAGCGCGGCTACCTCGGCGACCGCACGACTTGGACCAGCGTTTCGTTCGGGGGCGGCCTCAACAATCGGGGCATCTTCCGTGGACCCTTCCACGACGGGTCCCGCTGGGATCGCCACCACGCGCATCTACTGAAGTCGTGGCGCCGCCGTGATGGGTACGCACTGCTGATCGGGCAGGTCCCCGGTGACCAGTCGATCGCTGGCGTCGATATCGCGGCATGGTACAGCCGGACCGCGGCTGAGCTGAATAGCGCCGGCTGGGACGTCCGCTTGCGCCCCCACCCCGTTGCCGTGCAGCGGGGATATAGTTGCGCGGTCGACGACGTTCCAGCCGTCGGTGGTGACCTGGCGAATGCCTTGGAGGGAGCCGGCATCGTCGTGACGTTCAATTCGAATACCGGTGTCGAGAGCGTACTCGCGGGAGCCTCGACGATCACGATGGACGAGGGCGCGATGGCATGGCCAGTCACCTCACACTCTGTCGGCGACCCCATCGTTACTCCTGATCGGATTGCTTGGGCTCATTGGCTCGCTTGGTGTCAGTATACACGCGAAGAGATTTCTTCCGGGTTCTGCTGGGATTCGGTCCGGCAATCGCCGACCATGCCCATAGTGCCTGATCCAGCTTACGCAGCGTGACTCCGTTCTCTTCCGCCAACCGTCGGCACCCATCCAGGTAGCAAAGATAGAACTCGATGGCTGGTTCTTTCTGCTGCACCTTCGGATTCCCGAGCGCCTCACGTGCGCGCCAGCCTATGACCGTGTACCTGCTCTCATCC